AATGGGCTATGCCTGAACTGTGACAGCCAGGGTGGCGATGGTTCCGTCGCCAACGGCATCACACAGGTTGACGGTCCACGAGCCGTCGTCCTCGAAGATGAACGAGTTGAAGGCGTGGCCTCCGGACGCGCTGACGTTGAACACGTAGCTACGCCCATGTTCCGTTCCGCCCAGAAGAAAGGCGAGGTAGTAGCGATACTCCCCACCCGTACCGTCCGGAGCGCGGTTGTCGTCTGCGCCGGTCACATCGACGCGGCAGGCATCGACCCGGGCATGCGGAGAGGTCGGCGTGCAAGTGATTGCGGCCATTGATGGTCTCCTGCTGCGTCGAGGTGCCGCTCATGGGATTGAGCGGCCCCGACCTGTTGGTCTAGGACTCCTCGTAGGAGTAGCTGACGGTTTCTGCACCAGTGGCGACAGAATTCCAGTAGCCCGGGTTGCAGTCTGCATCCACGGCCAGCTGGAACACGGCGTACTTAGTCGTGGCGTTCGTCGCCGAATATGCCGTCGTGTCCCAAGTTGCCTTGTTGTTCGTCGTCCAGGTCGTGAAGTTGGTCGTCGCGACCGTCGAGGAGCCGTTGGTCGGGGTGATCCCCGTGACCTGCCCGGCGGTGAAGTAGAGGGTGGTCGATGTGGCGATTGTCCCGTCGCCCCAGATCCTGAAGTTCTTGACTTCTGTCGTGGGCCACGCGTCAACCTTGAGCTTGACCCACTTCTCGTAGCTGCGAGTGGCGACCGTGACCGGGAACGCCTGGCGGTTGGCCAGGGAGTTGGTGGCGTTGTCCGCCGAGATCAGGTCGATACCGGTGACAGCGGCCGATTCGGTAGCTGCCCCAGCTGCGGTGTAGACCCTAAGAGTAAGAGTCGCAACCATTTACTTTGTTCCTCCTGACGAAGGTCCTGCGGGAGACGGCTCCCGTCGCGCCTTTTGGGCGTCCAGAACTTCCCTCGCCGTCGGCACGTCAGCAAGACGAACCGCGCCGGTGGGGGTGACCATGAACAGGTCGTCGTACTCTGGCCCGAGAGGCTCGCGACCGTCGTCGATGCGAGCTTCGTTGGGGGTCTTCCAGGGGAACCCCGCCAGCGCCGCCTTGTTGATATCCGCCTGCTGCTTGCTTTCCTTGAGGTTCAGGGCCAGGAATCTGAACGCCAAGCCGTTCTCAGGACCACCAAACGACTTATCCCAGACGATCTCCCGCGTGAGGTAGTCCTGGATCAGCGACATAAGCGGGCGAAGCCCGCGATCTTCGGTCTGCTGCATCTGGACTTCAGACGTCGCGCGGTTGATGTCGTAGGTAATGCCAAGGTCCTGCGGCGAGATCGCAAAGACAGCAGCGATCTTCCGAACGAGATACGTGTTCCATTCCTGGAACTGCATATCTCGGTTGGAGTCGTTGAACTTGATGAAGGCCGGAGCCTTCGTGCCACCCAGGAAGCCGAGCGCACCGCGACCGGCGACCTCTGCGTCCCAGTAGGACTTGAACTTGTCGACATCCTCTGGACGGGCACCCTCACCGAGATGAAGCACGCCGTCGGGAGCCGCCTGGGTTACCTGCTTGCGGCTGTACTCCGAGCTGGAGATCTCCGCGTCGATGGTGAGCTTGAGCGTCTCCAGCGGTGAGAGCCCGACGACGCGATACGTCGAGGGGTTCATCATCATGTAGATCATCTCGTCGTTGCGCCAAGCCGCCCGCTCTTGCCAGTCCGGATACCAGAAGTAGCGGTACTCGCGCTCGTCGCCATCCCACAGGGCGCTGACCTTGACGGTCCCGCCATCCACTCCCCACAGCTCGACAAGATCTCCACCGACGGTGCGGACCTTCTCGATAACTCCCGCGTCGAGAACCAGGATGTCCTCGATGAGCGGCTCGATGAAGTTGCGGAAACTGTCGGCCTTCGCGTTCGGGGCGATCAATAGCTCCCGGATGCGGTTCTGCATCGTAAGGTTGACTTCAGGCTCGGTCGGGCTGGCGGGAACGATGTCCCATTCCGCCGACGCGATCTGGCTCTTGCGGATGTTGATCGCGGCGCGCACCCATTCAGAGTGCTCAGCCCAGCTTCGGAGCTGGGGCACATTGGACTTCCCGATCCGGCCCCTGCCGGTGCTGCCCGCGATTGCCGCAGCCGAGTTGGCCGTGGCAACCAGGACCGGGACTTTGTCCGGCGTGGACTTGGGCTTCTGGCCCTTGTTGACGTAAGCGACGAGGGCTCCCATCAGCGACTCCGCAACGTTTTGCGCACCGCATCGGCCTGGACCTTGTTCGCGTAGTCCGCGACCATCTTCCAGTTCGCCTTCTGGCGCGCCTCCTCGTACGTCATGTCGTACGTGGGGAGTCCTCTCATGAGTAACGCGAGGTGGTCAGGCACCTCGCGGATGCCATCACGAAATTCAATTTGCATCCTCATCCTCGTCCCGGGCCTGAGCCCGCAGGCACAATTCGCAGGTCTTCTCGTTCCACTCGAACATTTCCACCACTGGGTCATCCTTGGTGTAGACCCGCCCGCAATACGTGGTCGTCCCGTCGAACACGATGTGCCAGGACTCGAACTTGACCCATTTGGTTTCCACGTTCATCTCCTCAACGTGCCGAACACCAGTCGCGTACCCGCCAGGTCCATGGCGTAGCCGAGCGCGTCCGTCATGTCGTCGTGGCCCTTCGGGAAACTCAGCAATTCCGTCTCGAAATCCGAACCCCGGAGTCCCTCGTGATGCCATACCTTGTGCCCCTCGTACCGGGCAGCCACCGAACGCGCCCGGGTTGTCTTGTCCGTGTCCGCCTTCTTGCCCACGACCGGGCACGGCGAGGTGTTCAGTAGGTCCTGGATGAGGGTGGACTGGAACTGCTGGGACTCGATGATGACCCGCTCCATGGATGGGAACGCCATCCATCCGTCAAGGACAAACTCTCGATGTCCTGAAGAACGCTTGTCTCGGAAGACCGAGAGAACGTAGTGGTTGTATTCAGCGTCTTCGGCAACGATGACCCTAGCCGTGTAGTCAGCCCGTTCCTTTTCGGAACTAGCCAGGTCCACACCCATACGGATGCGGTATGAGCGGTCTGATGGCAGCTCCGTGAAATACTGGAAGTTCTCGCGGCGGAAGATGTTGCCAGCCATGAGCCCCGTGATGTCGTTGAGGTAGGAGCAGGCGAACATGGCGAGGCCCATGTCATCGCGCTCCCGGTACAGCGCCTCCAGGGGCCAGACCTCGGGCCAGAGCGCGACATCGTTGCCTTCCTCGTCCTTCGTGATCGCACCCTTGACGAGATGCGGCCAGTGCTTGTCTTCGATGAGCTTCTCGTAGAGATCACCCTCGCCCCAGCGGGTACCGATGACGATGATCGAGCCCCCTGGTGCAAGACACGGCTTGAGCGTCTTCCAGAACCAGTTCTCGATCTTCTCCATCTGGTCGATGTTCGCACAGTTCTCCTCGTCGATGATGTCGTCGCAAAGGATGATGTCGAACCGCTTGGAGATGATCGCCCCGAGCGCGCCGTTGGAGTAGAGGTTGACGTCCTTGGTCTGGAGCAACGGTGAGTCCGCCAAGATCCACTCGACGTCGGTCCACTTCTGCGTGGAGACGACGTTCCCGAACAGCTCCCTGAACCGCTCGTTCATCTCGTAGGTGGAACGAATCGCCCGCGAGAACGCATTGCTCTGCTTCGCTGTGTTGGAAATGACAGCGACCCGAAGGGTCTTCTTCGGGTCGGCTGCTAGTTTCCAGGCGAGGTAGATCGTGTTGGCCCAGGTGGTCTTCGCGTGCCCCCGGGGCTCCAGGATCACCCCATGCTCTTTCTTGCGAAGGCGCTCCTCGATGAAGTGGATCATCTCTGCGTGATGCAGAGCGGGCTTGTATCCGGCTACGTACTCGCCGAATGCGAGCGGGTCATGCTTCGCCAGCTTCGCTAACAGCTGGGTCTCCAGTCTCTGTAGCTGTTCCTTCGACAAGACGGGCCCTTGTGAACGCAAGAAGCTCGCGTAGCTCTGCGGGGTTGGCTCCGTCCCAGGGATCAGTGACAATCTTCGTCTCCCTCCGCTCCGTCGGCTCCCCGAGAAGGAGCTGGAGAGTCTGGATCGCCTGGACGGCTTCCTTCGTCCCCACGGTGACCTTGTGATCCTTGAGGTTTTGCAGGTACTCGTACAACGTGGCGCGCATCGCGGTCACGGATTCGATGCGAACGTCAGCTGCTTGTTCGGCCAGCCTTTCGAGAGCCGTGCTGATCCCGTCCGCCATCGCCTGGCGGCGGTATTCCTCGCGCTTGCGGGGCCAGTCGTGCTCCCTCCCGTAACGAGAGATCGCCGAGAACGCCACGTGGTGCCGGTCTTCGAGATCCCGGTACGTGGCGTCGGTCGTGACGTACTCCCGCTCCAGGATGCGGTAGTCGACCTTGGCTGGCGGCATCAGTCCTCGTCGAGGCTATACGAGAACGACACGGTCGTTGATGGCGCCGATTTCCAGTATTTCGTGCTCGTGCTCGTGTAGGTCGGAATCGTCGCCGTTTTCGGAAGGTGCAGATACCCGCCCTCGTAGAACTGGCTGTAGATCTGGCACAGCGGGCAGAAATACGTTCCCAAGTCACCCGATGCCGTCCACGAGGAACCCTCGAACTTGAGGATCGAAAGGCACGTTTTGCAGAACCTACTCGGCGAGGAAGTCGGCCACGATGTACTCCAGGGCCCGCCAGTCAGGTAGGGCGCGGTCATCGTGCTGGACCCGAGAGATAGCCTCGTCGAGGAGAGTGGCGACAGACCTCGGGAGCTTGTAGCTACGTAAGACCCACTGCTCGTGCTCAGGGTCGACACGCTTGGGCTGCTCGACGCTGTCCCAATTGAAGGGCTTGACGAGGGCGTCGAACTGCTCGCGGGTGTAAGGGAGGACGTCAAGGAGGTCCTGTACGGGTTTTCGGCTAGCAAGGTCTTCAAGTAGGTCTCGTAGAAGTCCTGGCTCAGCACGGCCTCGGGTTTCGTTGAGGACGATCGTGAGCTGGCGCGCTTCAGCTTCGCCAATTTCCCCGAGGTTGACGATGGGGACGGGGTCGATGCCAAGCTCCCCCGCCGCTTTCCAGCGGTGCTCCCCGTCGATGATTTCGTAATCACCCCCAAGGTTTCGGGTGAGAATTGGATCGACGAACCCGAAGATCCTGATGGAAGCGAGTTCTTTTTCATAGATGAACGCATCCTGTCGGTTCGGATTCCAGGGATTCGGGCGGATGCGCGAGCGGGGGACGTACTCGACGACAAGATTCATCCGTACTTGATCGAGTGCGCCTCACCGAAGCCGACCGGCTTCCGCTCGCGCTTCTCCGCCTCGTACCAGCGCCGAGCCTTGGAAAAGACCAGTCCTGGCGCAACCCGCTCGGCACAGATCGCACACATCAGCTGGGAGTGGACCTTGAATGGCTCACGGGTACGGATGCCGCATTCGCAGGTGAAGATGTTCACGCCTGGACCTCCCAGCCCTCGTCGGGGCACCGGATGCTGACCTCGACGTTGGGCCACTGCAACAGCAACCGCTCCCTCATGGAAAGCACCAACGAGGGGAAAGTTGGCCTGATCCCGAGCATCTCGGACAGATCCTTCCCGTCATAGGAATCAAAGAGGGAAACCAGGCCCTGCTGCATCTCGCCAAGCGAGACGGGACCATAACGTGTGTCGATGACCGTGCCGCTGGCAGGGTCGAAACCGAGGCCGCCGATGAACACGACGACGGTAAGGTCATGGGAATGGGTACGCGATTCCGGACCCACCACGAGGTCATCGTGACGGTGAGAAAGCGTGAGGGGGAAGCTAAACCTGACGTTCACGGGGAACACCAAGCCAGACGTGTGCGAGCCCGACGTTCGGGCCTATTCGTCTTTACCTGCGAGTCTAGCATGGGCGTCCGCCCACACAAGGGTGTCGTCTACTTTCGTTTGGCGAGCCAGACCTCCAAAGCGTCGATGGTCTTGCTGTTGACCGACTTTCCTTCCAGGAAATTCTGGAAGGTAACGAACGTGATGCCAATCTCGGCCGACGCCTTCGTCTTGGACATCGTTGTATGGCCGCAGGTCGGGCACACAGTGAACTGGGCTTTGACACGTGTCCGCAGCTCGTCCGTATACGACACCGGGTTCTCCTTTGCCCCACGTGGTTCAACACCAGGAAGGTTGCGGGGGCACCAACCTTACCTGGGAGGGTAGCAGATCGCGCAAGCCCCCACTTGCTTTTCTATGGTTGGGACTCCGGGAACCACGACTCCCCGATCATGGGCAAGGTCCACGCTTGCTTACCGAGCCAGAAACTCCCATTGAGGCCCCATTCCTTGCCCCACGAGTTTCGGAGCAGAAGCCCATGGTCAGCGCGAGCGAAGTCGTGACCCCAAACCCAGAGCTGGTGGAGTCCGCGATACGACGGGTTTGCTGGCAGCTTTGGGGCCAGGCCGTTGGTTGGCATGCCGTCCCAGGCGGCTGGCCAGTTGATGACGATGGAAACTGGGCCGGTCTTCTGGTAGATGACCTGGGCGATGTCGGATTCCGTAGGTGGAACGGCGTAGTAACCGCTGATTCTCTGGTGCGACGGGCCGCGGCCCGCCATGGTGAAGATGCCCTCCTTGAGCCAGATATCGAGCGCAACGCGAGGAAATGTCCCGTCCCCCGGCCACCCGTCCTGCTCTTTGCACCGGGCATAGAACCGCTCTGCATCCAGGCTCAGGGAGGTTCCCAACTCGTAGCGCTCATGCCATTCGGCCATTCCGCAATTGGAGTTGGTGACGCATGAGGGTCCAGCCTGCGAGTAGGTCGCAGGCATGGTCGCGTACGAGGTCAAGCGGTTAGCCGTGGGAAGGGCAGCCGGTTCTGCGGCAAGCCGCATCGCCACCGGATAGTCACGTGGGTCGTACGGGGATGGAATTGCACCAAGCTGATAGTTCATACCTGCTCCTTCAGTGAGGCTCGATGCTGCCTCGCTTTTTCGCGGTTGCGCGCCTTCCTGTCCCGGTCATAGGCCGAAAGGTACTGAGGACAGGTTTCCTTGAGCCAGTTCCGGTAGCGACGAGAAGCCTCAGCCTTTTTGGTTCGGTACTCAGCGTCGCGCTGGCGGAGCTTTGCATACAGCCTCGCCCTCTCCCGCTTGCAGGCGAGGCACAGGTGCCACTCGTTCTTCTCCCAGTGCTCGGTGTCAATCGGGTACCAACATCCGCAATGTGGGCAGCGCAACTCTGGACCATCGATCAGGGACAGGCGGAGGCGAAACTGTTCAGCCATGCGTCTCCTTCGCGGCGGCGAGGGCGGCGCGACAGTCAAGGCAGAACCGGCCATCGTTGGCGAGATTGGTGTGATGGCATGCCGTGGCACGGAGAATCGATACAGCCTCGGATCGGCTAATTAGCCCCGCGTCCAACTCGTCCGCAACGGCTCGTGATCGCTCCAGCGCGGCGCGGAGGGTGGCGATCTCGGCCTCCAGATCAGCAAACGGGGACGGCGGATCGCCCGTCTGGTCCCTGATCCACCGGAGGGTCGTAGGCCCGAGATTCCGACAATCGAGGAGCGTTTCGTCCGACTGCGTCGCGGCCCACCCGAGCAGCATGTCGCGCTGGCGTGTGGCCTCTGCCCGCGCCTTCCAGTTGTAGCGTTCACCCGGTGCGGTCGCCGGGTGGTTGCGGTAGAGGGCGAGCAATGCCCGCCTTTCGATATCGCCGCTCATGGCTTCTTCTCCTTCGCCGTGGCGAGGGCGGCGCGGAGGGCTGTGTACGCGAGGTCCGTGCGGTCGTTGATTAGGTCGCCCTCGATGTCGGTGTACGCCGCAGCCATCTCTCGTGCCGCTTCCTCCAGCCCATCCAGCGCGGCGCGGAGGGTGGCGATGGTGGCGATGAGATCAAACGCGCCAGAGTTGCAGCCACTCAACTCGTCTGCCAGCCGCTCGTTCTCGGCGCGGAGGGTGGCGATCTCGCGTCCTCTTTCCGTGACCTCGACGGCGAGCGCGCCAGCCTGTTCGCGGAGGGTGGCGATGGTGGCGGCTTGTTCCGCGATGAGGGTTGCAGCCTTGCCGTTGGCAATGACCGCCGCAGTCAGGGCGATGTCCATCTCATCGTCTTGCAGCCCATCCGGCAGGAACACGCCGCGCTCACCGAGGATGGCGGCGGCGGCTTGTTCTGCGGTGAACGGCCACTTCTCGCGCTGGTAGTGCGGGAACAGGTCGCCCAGCGCCGCAGCCAGCGCGGCGAGGCCGTTGTCGGTCATGGCGTCTCCTTCGCGGCGAGTGCGGCGCGGAGGGTGGCGAGGAGGCGGGCATCAATGGGGATGCCGTCGCTCCATGTTGCCGACGAGTCCTCCGCGACTTCTCGTGCTGCCTCCTCGATCTTGCGGAGGCGGGCGATCTCGGCCTTGCTCACGGTCGTTCGGGACAGCAGGGCGTTGCTCGCCGCAAACAGATCGTCAGACGCGGAGTGTCCGCACCAGTCGGGCGGCAGGGCAGCGAGGATGGCGGCGGCGCACTTTGTACCGCATGGGTCGTACCCATAGTCGTCGTCAGGGTCCGGGTGATAAGTGCTGTGATCTTCCAGCGCTTCGGCCAGCGCGGCGAGGCCGTTGTCGGTCATGATTTCTCCCCGAGGATTACGCGGCGATAGCAACCGCATGCGTCCTGCGCCGCACATTGCTCGCGAATCAGCTCTTCCAGCGGAGCGCGAGCCTCGTTCTCGATGGCGATGATGTGGCGGAACATGTCGTCGGCTCCGGCCGTGGCGTTGATGCGTACGAAGAAGCCCCGCATCCCGTCATTCCAGTTGGTGCGGTCGAGGAGCCAGCGCCCGGCCTTCGTGGTGGGGGTCATGGAGTCCTTGCCGTGATTTTGCGTCCAGTGATCGCCGCCGCACACCTTGCAGGCTTCCCATTGCGGGATAGTCATTGAGTACCTCCGCACCAATAGGCTGGCATGTGGGTGATGACGACGTAGGCGATGAGGACGCCGAGCATGATGCAGGTCAAGAAGAACAGGATCGCATCGCCGTCTAGCGTCAATCCCTTTCTCCACAGGAAGATGGCAGTCACAACGACCGTAAAGGTCACGCAGAACGTGAGCAGGGCCGCGATGAAAACCCTGGCGACCAGCTCAAGGCTGGTCATGAAGCCGGGGGTGGGTAGCTTTCGAGGGTGTCCTGGAGGGACGGTCCCATCATCGTGAAGAACAGGACGCCCGCGGCGATGAACACGAGCCAGAGGGCCATGACGGCGATAAACACGCCCTTCCAGCCCTTCCAACGCCAGCCGATCCAGGCCGCGAGCAGGGTGGGCAGGAAGTAGATGATTACGGGGATCACGGTTTCTTCACCAGGTCCCAGCCTCGGTTGGTAAGTGCGACAAGAAGAGCCGCAGCATCTTCGCATCCAATGCCGGGGGGCTCGTAATCCTCAGGCAGTCCTTCGCCGTCGTAGAACCAGCGTGGGTCGATCTTGTCCTCCTCGACCTCGACAAGCGCCGCGGTCAACGCGATATGTCGCTCATCGATCACGTCCAGCTCTCCCAAAACACGGCGAGGATGCTGATGGAGCAGAGGAGGAGGCCGACGGCGGCGAGGAGGGCGAAGGGCTGCCAGACGGTGTAGTTGTCGGCCAGCCAGAAGCAGGTGTTGGCGATGACCTCGCGCCACTGCTGCGGGAGATCCTGGGCGTTCA